AAGGAAGCGCAGACGTAAAGTAGTCAAAACGCTTACCACGAGGAGCAAGAGCAAAGCCATTTACATAATGCGTTCCACTATCGAAAATCCAACTAGGCTGATCGGATACCCGATCAGGATTAAATACAAGATTCTGATCATCTTTGCAAATCTTAACAGACTTCTGCAAATTCTCATCTCTAAACCATTCATTCCAAATCAAATAATACATACGGAACGGAAGGGCATTAACGTTCAAAGCATTAGTAAGACCTGTAGGAAGAGCAAAATAATCCCAAACGGTACCTATACCATTTTCGCCAACAGTACCACCTGGCAACTGAGCAGTCGGAACAACATAATCCGTAGAATCATCAGGGTCTTCTTGTTCAAAACAGAAATTCTGCCAGTGTTCCCAAACAAGACGGTTAGGAACGAAGAAAAAGAACTTGTCAAGATACAAGTTATCCATGAACGGAGCAACAGGCGTCGCCAAACGACAGAAATCTCGAACGGTAAGAGATATAGTATCACCCGGCAAGACCTCATCAACGAAGAAAGGCACAAGCTTGCCTTCGTCGAACGTCATCTTCCGGACAAAAGATCTATCAAAGCGAGAACGCTTCTGATAAACCTGCGGCGCATTACTAAAATTATGTGCCTTAACTCGAATACGATTACGAGCCAAAATATCACCTCTTTAAGTGTAAAGTACACTAACTATTGCTGTGCTTTATGAAAGTTTTGCAATAGTTGAAAAAGGTGTCACTCGTGTCTATTACGTCAAGAAGCGATAATAGACACTTCGTGACACCATAGATTTTCTTTCATACTTTTAAGTAGATTCATTAGTTTGTGTTTCATTTTGTTTTTTTGGAGAGGTACTACTGCTTTCGGAGCGAGTACTTTCAGCGGACGCTGCTTCGCTGGTGTTCTCTCGGAGTAGACCTAACGCTTGCAATCGAACTTTTTGACGAGGATCTGCCAATGCATTAATTAATTCTTTAGGATTATGGTTGAACTCTGCACGAATTTGGGACGGCAACTCGTAAAATTCTTCGTTGACCGCATTGATCAGATCCAAGGCAGTTTCATAATCGTTAGGCAATAAGGTATCACCATACTGCAAGACACCTGCATCTTGTCCTAAATCAAGAGTAGTAATACCAGAACGACCGTCAGCGTACTTCTTAACGATATAATTAATATCGGACTCTTGATACTGGGACTGATCTGTCATAGAAGGCTCAGTAAAAACGATACCTTCTGAAGGTTTCATACCTTCGTCATAAAGCGTTGCGAATTTCAAACTATCATCTCCTTTCGTTCGCCGCTTCCGCGCCGAGGCAAAAAAAACGAAGTCGATCTCGAGAGATCAACTCCGTTTTTGTTGCTCTTAATTAGTATCACCTAAATTTTGTGTTTTGTCAATACAATCAGAAGCACGTATCAAGAACCGAGGATAAACACCATTGTCAGGAACACTAAAATGTCCTGTAGAATCATTAATATCGCCTAAATAGTACAGCTCATAATCATCTGGATACCTGTATAGCATATTGTGCTCACCACGATCATTAGGGCGATTAATACCATTAGTAAAATTACGAATAGCAGTAGCATCATTGATATCCTGCTGAGGTGCAGAAAAGGTTTGAGCCACTTTATCATAGACAGAATAGAGTTTCAAAATAAACCTCCTTAATCATTTTGTAATTGTCGAAACTTCATAAGCTGACGCCTAATTGCATTGCCAGATACACGATCAAAGACATAATAATCGTCATCAATAGCAACAACAGTTTGGGTCTCTTTATCCAGAACTTGATAGCAATAATACCGACTGCCACAGTAAACAGGATTGAAACCACAATATAAATTATCATTACACCACTTAACAATAAAAGTTCGTTCTCTTCCATCACTCATACTAAATCTCACTTTCTAAAGGTCTAACAAGTCTTGTAATAGCAGCACGCTTAACAAGCTCACGAACAAATAACCTTTGAAAAGTACTGTCCTCAGCACGAGCAAGAGCGGCCTTAATACGATTTAACTTAACATATTCAAGCCATTCAGGGTATTTGTCACCAAATATCCGATCATAATATTTGGGAGGCTTCATCGGACGATTACGGATAACAACACGGTCATTATCATAGACGTTAGTTCCATATTTTTCAAGCCATGCAGCACCAAGACCCGGCTTTCTGCTCATAAGCGCAAATTCGGGATGGCGACCGTTATAATGCATTAGAGATGATTCGCCATATTGTTTTTTTGTTACATAACGGGCGACATAAGCAGCAGACTCAAAAGTAACGTCAGAAAAATAATGATTACCGTAGTACCATACCTTAGCAAGACGAGCAGACATATAATACTTAAAGCCGTTTCGACTGAAAGCGTAAACTTTGTCAGACAAATCAATATTAAACAAACAATAATGATAATGGGGACGACCAAAGCGCTCACCATACTCACCACACATCATAAATCTAATGTCATTACCAAACTCCTTTCGTAACCGTTTCATAAATTTCTGATGAAATTCAACTGATACGGACAAATCTTTCGGCAGAAAAGGATCTGCGAAGGTGAAAGTTATAAAATAGGCAGAACTAGACATTTGAGCCTCATGAAAACAACGGATAGCCCATTGACGGGACTTCTCAAGCCTACAGCCTATACAATAACCACAAGGGCATATTTCATAACCGCTTTTACCTTCCAGATGCTGATAATCTGCCAAAGAACCAAGAATATTGAGCCTAAGCTTACCATTACGTGTAACTATACCTTCTTTTTTAAAACCAATCAAAGGATTATAACAAACCATAACGACACCGCCTAATATTCTGACAACACTATATTAACACGGTATCAGAAAAAAATCAAGCTCTATATCCACCTCTTAAACGCCGAATATGGTTTCTCCTTCTGGCACGAGACGTACGAGAAAACAATCTACGGGATTTACGGCGGGAAATTCTAGACCGTCTCATTTAGAATCCCTCCAAGAACCGAAAAAACCGAGAAGAACTCTTTTTATCAGGTACTTTATTAGCAACTGGCTTAATAGCTCCATCAATTTCGGTTTGAAAGTCCGAAGATGCCTGACGAATAGCTTTAGTAACCTCACTGGTACGACCTTTAAGAGCGTCAATAAAATCAACTAACTCCTGAATAAAGGGACATACAACGGAAACAATAAAAGTAAGTATCATAGTAACTTTACTAGGCATAATAACACCTCACTTTAATAATAACGAAAGCGCACGAAGTCCATGACCAAGTGCGGAATTAGATCCGCCCAAATCGTCATAGAAATCAGCTTCCTGTTTAGAAAGACGGGTTTGCTCACGATCATAAGCGGCCGCAGAATTAGCACGCATAGCTCCAGCGATATTAGAAAGAGCGCCAGTAGCATACATATAACCTTGATTACGAAGAAGCTCAATTTCAGCGTTCATACGATCCTCACGGAACTTAAGCTCCTTAGCATAGAGCTGTTCCTTAAGATTAAGATCATTAGCAAGGATACCGTTTTCAAGAACCTGACCATTATTCTTATTAGTTAGCAAATTAACTTCAGCCTGATTTTTACCGATCTGACTATAAGAAAGATTTTCAGCTATCTGCGCCTGCCTCTTAGCGGCGGCAGAATGACCCATAGAAGCGAAGGAATCGGCAGGGTTAGACATTCCTACCGAGGCGGCACTTGCGCCGCTTATAGAGCCTCCTATGCCGTTTGTAGCGGCAAGAATAGGGTTAAGACCTGCCTGCTCCATATCCTGCATTGCCCATTGATAACGATGTTTATAATTCTCCACATTCCATGAATTAGCTTGTGCTGCATTAGCAGAATTGTAATGGTTCTGAACAGCGGAACCGAATACAGAGCCGGCGACAGAGCCGACTACATCTCCGAGCCAACTCATCAGAAATGATCCACAAGACCGGGAATACCATACATAGGCATTGCACGGGTAGTATGATATTTAAAGCCAATATCAATAAGGAAATGTGGATAATTCTTAACAGCAACAACACGTTCAACAGGCGGATTATCCTGTATGAACTGATCAGACAAAGTAGGCAAAGAATCGAACTTCTGCGACAAATGCCAAACGTCCAAAGGTTTGGTATACGTGGATCTGAAATGACCGCAGATCTCGGAAGGATGATACCTGTATTCGGCATAACGTTCCTGGTAACCGAATACTTCTTTATCTTTATCCGTACCTTGAGCATAAATTTCGGCATTTAATATAGCCTGCTCCGACAAATGGGAAAAAGTCGGCCAGTACCAATCGTAAACCGTAGATCTAAGCCACATCTTATTGATACCTTGCTGGTAAGTAAGATCGGCACGAACTTCCAGCAAGCCGATAATATAACCGTGTTCAACGAAAGATTTCGTGAAAGCATGATATTTAGAAGCCGACACACCATAAGCGGCAAGGTTACCCTGAGGAGTTACATCGCCTGTAGAGGACGTTTGAGCAACAGGGTTAATGTTCATCATCTTAGATGATCCACCGAGGTACTCAGGGCGCTGTAAACGGCTATCAGGGGATACTACGCCAAAGAAAGAAGTTAAGACCTCTGTATAACGGCTACCGCCTCTAGCAAGACGTTCATAGAACTTCTGCATTTGAAACGCAGTACGCAAACTGCTAATAGTGAAAATAGACGAAGAATCAAGATCAACATAAGATTCACTGCCAAGCAAAGAACTGCCAGGAGTAGCAGTCATGGTAATATGATCAGAAGAATTACCAGCAAAACCACCAATATTAGACCAATCAGAACCTGAACCTCTGTTAAAAGTGATAGAACCAGTACCTTGAGCAGCCCTTAAACCACCAGAGCTAGAAGCATCACCGCCATAGGCAGTTACAGCAGCAAGCTGGTTAGATGTAGACGAAAGAAAATAGTTAGGCAAAGAACCTTGATTTACTATAGAAGCAGTACCAGCAAGACCTATAGACACACCAGGTCCTTTCTGCTGGAAAGGAAGCGCAGACGTAAAGTAGTCAAAACGCTTACCACGAGGAGCAAGAGCAAAGCCATTTACATAATGCGTTCCACTATCGAAAATCCAACTAGGCTGATCGGATACCCGATCAGGATTAAATAC